TTAAATTTGAAGAAACTGCTAATGAATTATATCGAGTAACTAAAATTGGCGGAGTTATAGTTTGGGTAGTTGGTGACGCAACAATAAAGGGCAGTGAAACAGGAACAAGTTTTAAACAGGCACTTTATTTTAAAGATATTGGGTTTAATTTACATGATACTATGATTTGGATAAAGCCTGACCCTATTCCATTAACGCATAATAGATATGAACAATCGTTTGAATATATGTTTATTTTATCAAAAGGCAAACCAAAAACATTTAATGCAATTAAAGTTATTACAAAATATGGTGGTAAGGTGGAAAATATGAAAAATTGGAGCAACAAAGATATTAAACAATCAAAAAGAATTAGAGATGAAAATATAATTAGAAATTCCAAAAGGATAAAACACAATAATTGGAAAATTAGTGTGAATGATGGAAACAAACTAAATCACCCTGCAAAATTCCCTGAACAATTAGCACAAGACCATATTTTATCTTGGAGTAACGAAAGCGATATTGTTTTAGACCCGATGTGTGGAAGTGGAACTACTTGTAAAATGGCAAAGTTAAATAATAGGCGTTATATCGGTATTGAAATAAGTCCAGAATATTGCGACATAGCTCGTAATCGTGTCAATGCGACACCAGAGCCATTATTTTAAAGGAGAAGAAAAATGGGAAGGAATAAAACTTATAAAAGTTTAATGACTTTAGATGAGGCAATATTACTAATAGACGAAACTTTTGACGGATATTATGAATGTATGGAATACAGAAAAAGGGGGAATAAAAAACTATATCCCAAGACTACTATGAAAGCAGATAAAAAAGCATTGATTGCCAAAATAATGGAATGGGAATATAAAGCCGGGTTATTGGATTATATTAATCCTGAAAATAGAAAAAAAATAGAAGGGGAATATCAAGTAAGCCGAGCGGAAAATGATGAAATGATTGGAATTATATTAAGCAATGTGAGGTAAAAGAAAATGAAATATGAATGGTTTATTCCAGACAGAAGTAAGAAAAACTTTTACATAACAATATCTGAACGCTGGATGACGTTTCCTAAAAGAGTATTAAAATTTATGAATTATCCTGATTATATAAAAATAGGAGTTATCGGGAATAAAGTAATATTTCATACTTGGAGTGGGAATAAACTAATACCGAGTAAAGAAGATGAAAATGCCTTCAAGGTTAAGAGAGGTATTTTTGGTAACTATACAATATATTCCAGAAAGTTGATAAGATTTATTTCAAGTAGAATGATAAACCCTATTTTCGGGAAATACGAAATTAAAAAACATCAAATAAATAATGATGAATGGTATAACTATTATATTGAAATAGATAATAATCCATTTAAAGAAGGATAAAAAATGAATGAATTAACTGAAACCAAAACCAATATCCATGAAAAAGTAATCGAACTCAAAAAAGACATCGAAAGAAGTTTTATTAAAATGGGCGGTTACCTTAAGCTTATAAGGGACGGGAAATTATACCTTGAAAAAGGTTGCGTGACATTCGAAGAATACATAGCAATTCCGGAACTTGCTTTAAATCGCAGTACAGTCTATGCTATAATTAATGTATTCGAGGTATTCTTTGAAAAGTCTAATCAATCAGACATAGAGGAATTAACGGAAATAGGATACTCGAAACTAAATCGTATATCCCAATTTAAAGACCAGCCAGATTTCGACGAATGGATTTACAAAGCCAAGACTTTAAGTTTGAGTGATTTGGGGGCAGAAATCAAAGAAACCAAAGGAATATCCGAAAATTTAAGCTCAACGAAAAGTGAAGATAAAATGACAATGGAAATAACATGTCCATTTTGTGGCAAGAAATTCGATTATTTAACAAAGGATAAATCATGAGAGGAAGTACATGGACTCAACATGAATTAAACTATTTAGAGAATTTTTGGGGAATAAAAACATTATCCAGAATAGCAAAAACATTAAATCGTTCTAAGGTTGGAGTTTTTATAAAAGCCAAAAGACTAAAATTAGGCGCAAGTACCAGAGCAGATGAATTTATGACTGCAAGACAGGCAAGCTTGATGTTGGGGATTAATGACAGCCAAATAGTTTTAAGGTGGATAAAATTAAAAGGATTGCCCGCCAAAAAAAGAGAAATGTTATTAGGGAAAAAATTCTGGATGATAAAACACAGTGATATGATTAACTGGTTAGAGAACAATCAAGAAAAATTTGATTCCAGAAAAATAGAATTTTATGCTTTAGGGAGTGAACCCAAATGGTTACAAGATAAACGCAAAAAAGACAAACGATTACCCAGAAACAGATTTAAAAAATGGACTCAATCAGAAAATAATTTACTGATGATACTTTACCAAAAAGGGAAAAAACAAAAAGAGATTGCCGAAATGTTTGGAAGGTCTGTAAATAGTATTGAAAGGAAAATATATAAATTAAAAAGGAAACAAAATGTCTAAAGAAGAAAAGCCAGAGCTAAATATAAAACAATTAAAATTCGTAGATAATGTATTTGAGGGAATGACACAATATGAAGCTTATATTAAAGCGGGGTATGAAGCAGCAGATGATAGCGTAGCAAGGGCGAATGCTTCAAGACTGATAGCAAATGATAACATACAAAAGGAAATTACCCGAAGGCTTGAGGAATTAAAAGCAAAAAACAGATTGCGTTTATATCGAATTAGCGAATCTGCATTAAACAAATTAGATATCATACTCCAGACCAATGAAGATATAGATTCCAAAAAGCCACAAAAAAACACTTACCTAATAGGCATAAAAGCTAACATCATAAAAGATATCTTAGACAGAGTAGGACTGAAACTTGCCGAAGAACACAACCTTAACTTGAATGCCAAATTAGAAACCAATTTATCAGAGGAGCAAATGAATGGACTTATCGAGCTTGCCCACAAAGCAATTAAACCAGATATGCAGACTCAAGATAAAAAACCGAATAAAGAATGACCCGTTTTTCCTAAGGCATGTACTCTACCCGCAATATAGTTTTGAGCCGTTCCATAAACAATGGTTAGAGCAGGGATTAATGGGAGTAGATGAATTATGTTTAGGTCCGAGGGGATTTGCCAAAACTACAGTAAGAGCAGTTATTAGAACTATCTGGAAATTAACCGAAAATCCAAACGAACAATTTGCTATTATATCCGATACCACAGACCAAGCCGTTAAATTTATGTCTGAAATAAAACAGCAACTCGAAAGTAATAAATATCTAAGATTATTATATCCCGAATTAGCTCCCGGAAGAATATGGACAAATAGGGAAATAAAAATTATAGGTGCAACCGATATAAGCAAAGAAGCCTCCGTTACTGCTTTAGGTGTAGGACAGGGAACAGGTTCTCATTTTGACGATATACTTCTTGATGACATCGTAGACTTTGACAATGTTAAGACTAAACATAGGAGAGATGATTTAGACCGTTGGGTAGATATGAGCTTAATGCCAATGTTAAAAGCAGGCGGGACAACCCACCTCAATGGAACGAGATACCATCAGGACGATTACTATGGAAGGATTTTAGAAAAAGGAATTATTAACAACCTAAAATACAATACTCACAAAGCCATTCAAGATGACGGAACTTCACTCTGGGAGAAAATGTGGTCGATTGAAAAACTACAGGAAATGAGAAGAAAAAGAGGAAGTGTAGCTTTTAACGCCCAATACCAGAATGACACAACCTTAATGAAGCAGGGAATAATATTTAAACGTGAATGGTTTAATTATTTTAAAAAAGACGGAGAATATTTTGTTTTAACCAATGGAAAAAGAGTCTCGATTAAAGATATAACATTCTATCAGACTTGCGACCTTGCGCTATCCAAAAAAGACACAGCGGATTATTTTGTTATCCTGACCTTCGGGGTAGACAAAGAAGGGAATATCTACATCACCAACCTATTAAGAGGAAGATTTAGCTGGGCTGAACAAAAGAGACTAACTCCAGAACACTATCGCAGAAACACACCTTTGAATTGGTTAGGAATAGAATCAAATCAGTATCAAGCGGTGTTGGCTGACGAAATGAACACACTTACCGATATATCAATTAGAAAATTAGACCCTGTTGGTGATAAGGTAACCAGAGCAAACTCCATGAGCGCAAAATTCGAAACAGGAAAAGTATTTATCTGGAATAAACTCCCGCAATTAGATGAATTTGAAGATGAACTAACAACCTTCCCGGAAGGCGAACACGATGATATGGTTGATACTGTTGGTTAT